GTTTCAAGAAACTGCTTAGTATCGGTGCGGTCGAAGACCCCGATAACGAAGCTTCACAGATCATGCTTTACAAATCGAAGACACAAGAACCCGAACCGGGTCTAGTTGAGAAGAAAGGGGACTCGATGCCTTTTGATGTTGAGTCTCTCAGCGACGACGCCAAAACCTACGTCTCAGAATTAGAGACAAAGATTGCGGAGTTGACTGAGACACCCGAACCTCTCCCCGAAGACCTACCCGACTTGGTGACGAAACGTCTGGATGACCAGGCTGACGCCATTGAGAAGGAACGGGTTGATAAGGAACGCATTGCTAAGGAGCTTGCGGACCTGAAGGATGAGATGGCGACGGAGAAATATACGGCAAGGGCCGCAGTGTTGGAGAACTTGTTGGGTAAGCCTGACGAAGTTGCGCCAGTGCTTCAGGAACTTGCGAAGTCTGCGCCGGAAGCGTTCGGCAAGTTGGACGAAATGTTCAACACGCTAATCGTCAAGGACGTGTTGGCACCACTCATGCAAGAGTTGGGTGACTCGTCTGCGACCGGCACGGCAACAGACCAGATTACGGTGTTCGCAACCGAAATTCGGAAAGACAACACAGACCTGACTCCTGCGGAAGCGCGGATGCAGGCTTGGGTTGAGCATCCTGACCTTCGGGTACAAGCTAGAGAGGAAGGCAACTGATGGCATATGCAGAGTCACAGCCAACTGTCAGCCTTGTAGCGGAAACCACGTTTTCGTCAGGGGACTTGTATAAGTTTCTGAGGATCAGCACAGACAACGCCAGAGTATCCATCGCGGATGCGACGACGGGTTCCAAGCGTGTGGTTGGCACACTCTTGTCAGAGACATACACAACGTCCACGGGCGCAAACGAGCAAGTAACAGTCGGACTGTTGCGCGGCATCGGTAAGGTCTACATGGCCGAATCCACACTGTCTAACGGTGGCATCATCGGTTGTTCAAGTGAGGGCTTCGGTGTCGCACCAACGACTAACTATGTTCCGCTCGGATACATTGTTGACGGGGCAGCCGGTACAACCGGACGCATCCACTCAGTGCTATTCGTACCTGAGTCCGACCTACCATAGAAAGGGGAGAATATGGCTGAACCAACACTTAGTGACATTCACGTAGATTCGACCCTGACTGATTTCAGTCTCGCGTACTTCCAGAAGCCGGGTGCATACCTGGCGACGTCGGTTTTCCCGACAGTGAATACGCCGAAGCGGTCTGACAAATATTTCACATATACAAAAAACGACTTGATGCGTACAGACGCAACCAAGAGAAGCCCCGGCACGGAATCAGCCGTGAGGGACTACAAAATTTCGACAGATTCGTACCACTGTGAACGGTACAGCATTGCTGTAGACGTTCCAGACGAAGCAGTAGCAAACGCAGACGCGGCTTTGGACCCTGAGGGGGACGCAGCCCGTGTCACGACGCAAGACATTACCATTGCAATGGAGAAAGTGTGGACTGCTGAGGCGTTCACGACCGGCATTTGGGCTACCGAAACAACGGCGACGTGGAACACTTCGTCCGGTGACCCTATTGGCGACTTGCAAACATCCATTGTAACTATCCTGAACCAAACAGGTTACCGACCGAACACTTTGGTGTTGGGTGCAGAAGCCTGGTACAACGGCTTGTGGGCGTCAACATTCATTGTTGACCGTCTCCCAACCAACGCACCGAAGATCGTTACTGAAGGGTTCATTGCTGAACTGTTCGGTTTTGACAAGGTGTGGGTTTTGAGTGGTGCAGAGTTCTCCGGTGATGAGCATTCCGTAGAGAATGCTACTACCGGCGCGATGTCTTTCATTCATGAAGACCACGCGTTGGTTTGTTACGTTGACCCCGCCGCGGGGTTGCGTGAAGCGACTGCTGGTAAGACGTTTGTGTGGTCAGGCTTGACAGGCGGCGGTGGCGGTATCCGCACGAAGCGCATTGAAATGCCTACCAAGTCAGCGACGCGTGTCGAAACCGATGCAGCGTTCGACTTCAAAGTTGTAGCCACAGATTTGGGTTACATGCATAAGCACGTTGTGTCCTGATGGCTATCCGGGTCACGAAACCTATCACCAAATATGGCCGCTACTATGCGGCAGGCGAAGTCCTTCCTGAACCTTCGGGTTTGGAGTGGTCTATGTGTCGCCTTTACGGGTGGGAAAAGGTTGAAGACCCGAAGCCTCTTGGGCAAATGACAAAGACTCAGCTTCTCCAACTCGCCGACGATGGCGGGTTGGAGACTGCTGGGTTGACGAAGAAACAGCTAATCGAAAAACTCAGCTAGGAGAACCATGTCCGACGACGAACAGTCGCAAGACGAACCTTCCGCGGAACGGATAGACGACGAAGTAGACGAGGAACCTGAAGGGCCGTTAGAGTTCGACTTCCCAACTTTGGTTAAACCCAAGATTGCTATCGTCGGGTTCGCAGCCGGGACCGTCCTGAAAGCACCCTACCAAGACCCCGAAGTCGAACTGTGGGGCATCAACCAGTTATGGAAAGTCGCTGTCGATAAACAGTTCGACCGCTGGTTTGAACTCCATTCCCTATACGAATTTTATCATTCCAATCCCGGCCACCAAGAGTTCTTACGCAACTTCCAAGGCCCGGTGTATGTCCGTGAACAGGACTACGCACTGGCACTCAAGTGGGGAATCTCGACGGCGCAACCGTTCCCGCACAACGTCATTCTCCAAAACTTCCGCCCGTATTTCACGAACACTATTTCGTGGCTACTAGCACTTGCAATCATGATGCACCCCGAATGGCTTGGCGTGTACGGTGTGGACATGGCCCAGGATAACGTCTTGACGGCTGAATACTCTGAACAGCGACCGTCGTGCGAATACTACCTGGGTATCGCGGAAGGGTTGGGTATTGAACTGGATATTCCTGACGGCTGCGACCTGTTGGGGTCCACACATTTGTATGGATATGAGGATTCGGCGCGTGTGATTGGGAAGATGGGTTCCCGCTTCGTAGAGTTGAATACGTCGAAGGCGCAGATGCAGCAGCAGTTGCAACAACTCGACAACCAGGCTTCGCAGTTGAGGGGTACGATGGCACAGATGGATGGTGCGATGCATGAGGTTGAGTATTGGAAGAAGAATTGGATTCCTGCTAACGCTGAACCGGAGAGAGAATGACCGCTTCATATACGAATGACCCGACGAACCGGCCGATAGACCGCGTCCGGTTAGAGATAGACGATAGGGATACGATCCCCGAAACAGACGCGCTGCTGTCGGACCAGGAAATACAATACTACATTGATTCGCATCCCCACATCTTGTTGGCGGCTGCTGCGGCGGCGGACCAGTTGGGTGCCAAGTTTGCTGACGATCCGAAGTCTAAGAAGGTCGGCGACCTGGAAATAGATTACGGGTCGGAAGGGCGCAGTGCCACGTTCAAAGCGACGGCTGTGAAACTGCGGGCGCAGGTAGCAAGGTCTGGTGCAGGCATCTTTGCGGGTGGCCTATCGAAAGCAGAGAAGGTTACGGGCCGGGCGGACACAGACAAAGTACAGTCAGTGTTCCAAGTCGGTCAGGACGATAATACCGGAACGTCGGGGGTGCTATCGTCCTGATGGCGTTCACGTCACCGCTACTTGCCTTGTTTTCTACAACGGTGACACATGCGGCGTGGTCAGGCATGTCAACAGATGGGTATGCGGTCCCGACTTATTCGGCGTCGCCATCGACATTCCCTGCACGCATAGTCACAGAGCAGCGCCTTGTTAGGACGTTTGACGGTACGGAGGAACTAGCCACCACAACAGTTTGGGTAGCATCCACTTCCACATTCTCGGCGTTGGATCAGTTCACTTTACCTGACGCCACGACACCCGAACTTTTGTCCCTTGAGATTTACCGTGACGAAGACGGCATCACACACACCAAGCTGGCGTTCGGATCATGACAGACGCGACAGCCATGATGGATCAGTGGAAAGCGCAACACAGGGATTATGCAGAGTGGTGTCTCGGCATTATGGACGGATACATTAGGGTCGGGTTCACACGCAAAGAAGCGTTTCAACTGACGTTGCAGTATTTGGATTGGTTGATGGATCATGCGCCTGATTGATGTCCGTTGCGACGGCCACCGTAAGACAGGTCCGCAGAAAGGTTTGGGTTGCCGCTATTTGCT